CTAGAGGATGTGTAGCGTTGTCGGCGCTCAATCACGCTAGCCTTAGGGCGAGACGGATTGTTTGAGACCGACGAAGCGGTGTCCCACCTCGAGGTGGGGCATACCTAGTCGACCTTCTTCTAAGATCCCACGGATGTAGAAATCGTCGAAGTCTTCCTTCGCCGGAATTCTCACAAAGAATTCCGGAGAGAAGGATTTTATCTTCTTAATAAGTGAAGACTCAGTCTCACCGTCGAGAAGTTCTGTCGTGTTACCTCCCTTTTGGATGAGGGAGGGTACGATTTCATCCCATAAATATTTGTAAGTAGAGACTATAGGTCTCGTGTTATAATTTCTTATGGGTTCAGTCTGTAGTAGAAGTGCCTGGAAAAGATTTCCACGCTTAATTCTCTTAGAGAATTCTTCTACAGATACTATTCCATCCATAGATGCCTTATGAATCAACTTTCTTGATTCATCCGGCCCTATGTCAGGATAAAGAGATCTTAAACCGTTAAACGGGATGAGACCATATCTTTCCGGATTAGAACTTATCTCGTTAGATAATTCCATCTGGAGTTCTTTTATTGCCACCACGCCCCGCGTAGCGGGATTGGTGTTCAATCTTTTCATCTTCCTCATCTCATCTGACACATCTATGCCACGTGAGATACAGGAAATTAGTAGTCTTGTTAGGAGGGGTGCTCTCTGCACTGCAGACAGTATCTCTCCATCGAGATATAGCTCAAGACCCCCTACCTGTTTGGGTAGGAGGATATGAGATGATAACCCCGGGTGCTTATGCATCGAGGGGAGAAAAGCACCCATTCGGTTTACGAATAGTTGCCTGATCGAAGTAAGCTTCCATTTGGGCCAGAACCTCTGGTCCTTTGGGAGCCATCTTAAACAGCCGCCGAAAGATATACTCTTTCCTATGGCTGTATTCTTATCTTCCCGGACGTGGAGAGAAGTCGAACCTCTCTCCATTAGTCTAACTTTAATAGAGTCAATTACTATTGACTTATTATGGTCGGGGTGGATTATTGACCTATGCTGGAGATTCTCAATGTTAAGGAGTCTCTCAGTATATTTGACCAGCCTACGGCTATAGCCGTGTTGGCCTGGTGATATGTGAGAACCGGCGGCCACGTGGCCACCTGTTATCTCTTCTAAGTACTCCCTCTTACCGACGGCGATGTGATCATCGCCGCCGATATGAACGTACCTTCTACCATTGGGATCGTGCCGTGTACTATATAGTAGACGATACGGCCCATGTGTTATTACAAATGCTCTTTCCTCAATCGAGAGGTTGAGCAAGGTGAGTGATGGCTTAGCTATCGCTTCACCCATCATAATCCCCACAGTGGATACGACAGCTTCCCCATTAGGGAACTGCACCACGCGTGCGGATATCATGTCCATGACAATATTTATGTATTGCCATGACTTTACTCCTCCGAAACCTTCGAGGAACCCATGTATGAGTCCTCGGGTCACGGGCCAGGTTTGGGCATTAGTAGCGTCCTTTAAGTCGCTACTTAATACCCATTCATTGGCGGCGAGAGGGCCTCTCTTAGAGAGACCCTTTGCCGCTTCCCAAGCTTGATCTTGACGATGAAAGCTGGAGAACACTGCCGGATGATACTTAAGAGCATCTATAAGGAAGTGTGAGAAAGGCGCCTGTAGGACGTTTACCCACCAAGGAGTCAACGTGACCCAGCGCGCCTTATTACCCATCTCAGGTACTACCTCTGCTCTGCAGGGTATTGCGTGAGATTCTTTTATCTCCATGTAGCATCTATATGCCACGTAGAGCATCTGTTTCCCTGTGTACTCATCGAGACCAGGTACTTCAGCATCTTCACCACCTTCCGTTGAGATTACTTTCTCAAGGAAGTTGATTCCACTGAACCTAGAGGATATTAGAGTAGTCTCTATATCCTCTTCGGTCTTAAAAAGGTACATCCACGTTGCCATCTTGGCACGGTGATGCACTCTTCCGAAAGGAGTACTCTCAGTATAATCCCTTATAGGATGACACTCGAGCACTCTTTTATAATCCTCGAGAACGGCCTTTGCCTGTCCTCCGGATCTTATTCCATGTGCTATCTCACCAGTAGATGTGACAGACACATGTATATTTTCTTCCGCAGTGGGTTTACCACTGCGGAAGTGCCTGCATTTAGATCCGATCCTACGGGCTGAGACCCGTAGCTCTTCAACTATCTGCTTACTTGGAGCGAAGCCGGAGGTGAGTACCTCCATGAACTTCACTTGTGAACTCTTCTCTGTCAATTCACCCATATAGGGGAATTGACGGGATGATATTATGTGTGATAGGTCCTGGGCCAATTTTTGGTCTACTGGGTTACCTATCCCGTTTTCTAGCTTCCTATACAGACGGATATTTCTTAACCTAAGGAATACGTTACCCGTATGAGGAATTTCCAGCTCCCCAATCGTGTCTGTCCGCGCATAGCGGTGGAACAGATGATTGTGGAACTGTTTCCAATCGTCGACCAACCTCTTTAAGGAGTAGGTCCCGACCCTTAACGATTTCCTGATGACCTCTTTGAGGACCATCATATCGTCACAGCGATGTATGAATATGCTGTCATCAGCTATCCATAGTGCATCAATTACTCCGTTTAGAAAACCTTCTAGACGTTGCATGTGTAACCTTCCTCTCGATAAGAGGATATTTACAGATCTGGTCCCTAGTCCCATACTAGTTAGTATGGGTGCCAGGATTTTAATTTGACGCTCGGTAAATTTACCTCGCGTTTCCTTCTCCCATTTCTGGGTGTGGGCCGTTGACCCACCCCAGCAATGGTCGAATATACTACCCTGGGGGATGTGGTATAGACCACCCCCCCCGAGTTTATTGTGGGGGTTCGTCACTGGCAAGAGCCATGACCAACCCCTCACGAATAGATTGTCATCGCCGACAACAGCCCTAAGG